CTGTCCGGGCAGTCAACCGTCTTTCCGATTTGTCATCACTCCGTTACAATCGAGTTTCCACACAACAACCGACGGAGTAAAAAAATGTCGTCCAACTTATCCTTCATACTTACCAAAGAGCTTATCCGCAGCGGTTCTATCCGCTTAAAGGGCAGTTCAGCCAAAGAACAAGCCGAAGAATTGGCGGTATTCATTAAAACACTTCATCAAAAACTCGAAGAATCGGAGCTAAATACCGATGACGGCCATTTAATCGAGCTGCTTTCTAAGTAATTCAAAGCCGTCTTTCAATCCCTCCGCGATTCTGTAAACCTCATCGCTGCCTTTAGCGGCGGCTTTCAGCATCGCCTTTTTAATCAGCCGTCTGTCTTTCTTTGATAGGCGGTTTTTATCTTGCTTCTTCATCTTCTTTCCTTTCTGCTAAAACTGTATAATTCATTAAAAAATAGTTACTTATAAAAACAAATCAGGGCGGATTTCTTCCCGTTTCACCCCTGTCAATTCTTCAATTTTCTTTGCGTTTACAGCCGTTACCTTTGCACGACCATTCACATAACTACTGATTAGCTGTTTCGACACGCCAAGCGAATCAGCCATTTTTTGCTGACTGCCAAGTATCGAAACCGCCTTTTTAATCGCTTCCATAATCAAACTCCTTTTCACATAAGTATAAAAAAACAATACATAAAAGTCAAATATATTTATTCCTATGGAGTCCAGTTTTTTTATACAATTTGCAAAGGAGTACGAAATGACTAAAGAACAAATAAACTTATCCGAATGGGTTTTGGCTGCTCGTGAATATGCGGGACCTGAAATGACCCAAGAAAAATTAGCGGAACATCTTGGAAGAACGAAAGCAAATGTGTCAGCAATGGAAAACGGACGTTCCAAGCCATCGTTTGAGCAAATGATGGAGATACACAGGGCAACGGGATATCCTTTGCCATATCAGCAAAGTGCAGGAAGAGACCTTATTAATGGCAATCAGACAAACACCAGCTACACCCTAAATCAAAATACTGTAAGCAAGCCAACAAAAGAAGAGCTTGGCGACGCAGACAAGCACTTTTTAAAATCAATGCCGCTTTTGGATATTGATATAGCTGTTCGCCATCTCGCCAACCCTGATAAGGATAGGACGCAAATTCAGGGCGATGGGGACAGGGCAGCAACATTTATTCCACACTCAGGGCATACCGTCGGCGTCCGCATGGCTGATGACGTAGAGTTTGCAGGTATAAAACGCGGCGACATTCTGATAGTGGAGCCAAATATCCCACCAAGAGATAAAGACTTGGTGCTTATTTGTATCGATAATACAGGCTACCAGCGCGGCATGGTGGGCAGGTTGTCCATTGCGATTGATGGGACGCATACCATTATCTACGATGGCGGATCAGGCGTTCCGCTGCCTGATGGCGCGTTTATTGCCGGAGTAGTCGTAGAGGTTAAGCGCAGGCTGATACCAACGGATATCTTATTAAGCCGACTTGACCCTGATTACAATATCCGCCAATCAAAACAAAGATGATAAAGGGGTAAACCCCTATCGATAGGCAAAAGAAAAGCCCGCGCAATGCGGGCTTTCCCCTGCCTTAACGGAAGTGTAAATCATCATTATAAAACAATATTTTATGGTAAAATAAGAGCTTAAAAATGACTAAATTTAATTGCGATATGACACACCAGCTTGCCGTCTTTTCCCCTCAATCAACAGTAGAATTTGACAGCTTTGCCCAAGCCGATGAAAACACCTTTTGGTATGCTTCAGACTTAGCGATGATGCTTGGCTACAATGATATGCAGGCAATTTTAAAAGCAATCAACCGCGCCCATTCCGTATGCTTCCAGTTAGATATTCCGATCACTGAAAACTTTATTCAGACGGCCTCACATAATTGCGACAATGATATTAAATTGACGCGGTTTGCCTGTTACTTAACCGTGATGAATGGAAATATCAGTAATCCGCGCGTAGCGGCGGCGCAAGCCTATTTTGCCAAGCTAGCGGAAGAAATTAACGCAACATTCCGAGATGCGGACGATGTAAACCGCGTTTTCTTGCGTGGCGATATTACCGACCGAGAAAAGACATTAAACCACCTTGCCCATAGACACGGCGTAGAGGAATATGGCTTATTCCAAAATGCCGGTTATCGCGGCTTGTACAACATGAACATTAACAAGCTGAAAAACTACAAAGGCGTAGGCGACCTGAAAGGCTCATTGCTTGACTTCATGAACCCTGTCGAATTGGCGGCCAATACGTTCAGAATCACGCAGACAGAGGAAAAGATACGCAATCAGAACATACACGGACAAAAGCCGTTAGAGCGAGCCGCCGAAGAAGTTGGACGTTCAGTCCGTAACGTGATGATTCAAACGTCCGGCACATTGCCGGAAGACCTCAAACTGTCTGACGAAAAGATTAACAAGGTCAGAACCGGAATCAAGCAGACGAAACGCGCCCTTGAAAAACACGACAAAAATCTAAACAAAGACAAGTAATCAGGTATAATGACCAAGTAGAAAGCAGATTGCATAATAACTCCCCTAGCTTTGCCGGCCTAATTGGTCGGAATAACAAGGCTAGGGGCTTTCTTTTTACCTAATTTTCAAAGTGAGAAAATCTCACTTTGGGCTTATGACATATCAGATTAAAATTTTCTCACGTCATTTATCCAAATATTCTGGTATAATAAAAATCTCCTCTTTTTTTGACTTGATTATTCGATTATTCATGTTTACCTATTCAGCCCGCCATGCGCGGGCTTTCTTTTTGCCTATTGACAGGGGTTCACCCCCTTTCGATAGGGGTTATACCGTTATTTGCTTCACATTTACCGACCAAATGGGCGGTTTTTTTGCGTCTGTATAAAATTAATTTCATTTAAAAACAATAAAGTATAAAATTTAAACACTTCAAAGACTAAATATATTTGACTTTAAGTATAAAAAGATTATACTACACACATCGAAGCAGCAAACGGACTGACGAAAAAGGTCAGGTAACAATACCGCTGCAATGTTCTTTAACAATTTGGAAAGCCAAGAAGCCGCTTTGAAAGACAGGCGGCTTAATCAAGGG